CCAGTTGGTGGACATGGAAAAAATGCTATTGAAGAATTGGGAGGAAATAGAATTTTGATCGATACCCGTATTTCTGGAAATGAATCAGGAAGATTTACAACATCTAATGATTTTAGACAAGTAGGATTATTGAGAGATCCTTTACAGTCCGCAAATACTCTTGCATTTTTTACAGAATCTTTATCTGATCAATCTACAACTTTAAAGGTGGGAGCTATTGCAGGATCTTTTCAATCAGACGAAAAGGTTTTTACAGGATCATCTTTAGAAAATAGTACTGCCAATGGTGTCGTTGTTGATTTTCTAAATAATAATACATTAAGAATAAATGAAGTAAAAGGTAGTTTTGTGGATAGTACTGTTGTGACTGGTGCAAATTCAAGCTCGACCGGAACAATCTCTGCAAATGGTATTAGTCAACCAGGAATGAAACCTTATAGTGGAGATGTACTTTATATTGAAAATAGAGCCAAAATTACTAGACTACAGAATCAAGTAGAAGATTTTAAGATTGTATTGGAGTTTTAACGGATGCCTAAATTAACACAAGATTTTAACATATCGCCATATTATGATGATTTCGATGAAGCGAATAAATTTCATAAGGTTCTATATCGACCCGGATATTCGGTTCAGGCGAGAGAATTAAATCAACTACAGTCTATTCTTCAAAATCAATTAGAAAAAACAGGAGACACTCTTTATCAAGATGGTTCTAGAGTTTTAGGTGCAGAATTAATTTTAAATAATAAAATTAATTCCTTGCAATTAAAACCAACATATTCAGATGTTGCAATCGTTTCATCTGAATTTAATGGCAGAACAGTTCAAGGTCAAACATCTGGAGCAAAAGCAGAAGTTGTAACAAGTCAAAAATTTTCGACCACATCTTTAGATATTTTGATGATTAATTATGTTGATGATACTAAATTTTTAGACAATGAAACAATTAATACGATTGATGCAGGAACAACATATTTTGCGACTGTGGCGGGAGCAAATGAAGGATTAACTGGAGCAACTACAGCTACATCTTTGGCTTCAGGTGTTGGTTCTGTAATTAGTGTCAATGAAGGACTATTCTATCTTGGTGGTTATTTTTTACATGTTTCTCCTCAAAGCATTATCTTAGATACTAAAAACTCTAATCCTTCTACAAGAATAGGTTTAACAATTACAGAATCTATTGTTACAAGTATTGAAGATTCTTCACTTTTAGATAATGCAATAGGAACTCCTAATTATACTGCTCCTGGAGCAAATAGATACAAAGTTGATTTGACATTATCAACAAAACCCTATTTTGAAGTTGGTAAAACAATAGCATCTTCTGGAGTTACGTTTGCTATTAACACAAAAGATAACAGATCAGGAACAGTAAGTATAACAACAACGACTGATCATAATTTATCTGTTGGCGATGTTATAGTCGTGTCAGGCGTAACTGAATCAGAATATAATGGAAAATTTACAATTTCAGCTATTGGATCTACTACAGAATTTAATTATTTAATACAGGGTAATCCTTCAACACCCGCATCTGGAACACCTGAATATATAACAGGAATTGTAGATCCAATCGCCAGAAGTTCGGATACTGATTTTATTGAATTGTTGAGATTAGAAAATGGTGAAAAGATTGAAGAAATAAAATTTCCTATTATGGGAAATATTGAAAAGGTTTTAGCAAGAAGAACATTTGATGCTTCGGGTGATTTTACAGTTAGACCATTTTTGCTTGATGTTATTGATCATAAAATTGGAGGAACTGCAAGCGATAGAACATCAACAAACACAAGTACAACTGTTACAGCTAATGGCGCAAATTTTATAGCAGATGTTAATGTTGGTGATACTATATTCTTTTCTAGTAATACATCAAAAACCGCTGAAGTTACATCTATAGGAAATACTACGGCTCTTACATTAACAACTGGAACTGCCTTGGGTGATGGAAGTAATAATCAAAGAATAGGTGTTTCTACAAAAATAACTGCAGAATTAAGTCCAGGAAAAGCATATATAAAAGGTTTTGAACATGAAACTTTGTTTCCTACATATTTGAATTTAAATAAAGCGAGAGACACAGAATCAGTTACCGCAGAAAAACAAGGAGTTGAATTTGGACCATATGTAATTGTAACAGATATTATTTCTAATACTGCTTTTACTTTGGGTGTAAATTCAGCATCTATTAATACAACATCTGGAGGTACGGGTGCTGACTTAATGGATTTGCATATTGTTAAGTGGCCATCAACAACTCAATGTCATGGAACAGTAACGGCCAACAAAATTATATACACATCAAACACTTTAGGCATAAAGTATGTTGGAGTTGATAATACAAGCGCCCCATCAATAGCAAATACAAAAATTGGAACAGTACGATTAAGACAACTTGATTTTAAAGCAGGAAGATCATCCACTGTAACTACAGAATATGGCTATGGTGCTGATGCAAATGGTACTTATCATAAAAAATTTCCTGCACTATATGATGCACATTTATTTGATTTTAGATTTGATAAAGCAACTGGAACAGTACCTCTCGCTGTTGCTAATACCACTCTTATTAATTTAGTAGAGACTGGTTTTCCAACAGTCAATTGCTTATATGGAGCATCTATAACTGTTAATACATCATATTTGGGTGTAACTACTTCCGATACAAGAACAATTATTTCATGGTCGGGTGCAAATACAGCAATAACGAATGGAATGGGTTATGATATAAATGGAGATGGTACTCTTCAAGATGCTTCATATCATGCACTATTAGATAGTGCATTGACACAACCAACTCAAGACACTTCTACTTATTCTATAAATTTTGGAGTTAAAGATATTAGTTCTATTATTTCAACGGCATCCGGAGCAGGAGAGACTTTTGATAAAGCCATGAATATTGATATTAGTGGTAGAAGTGATGTAACTGATACTGGAAATACTGTTCTATACGATAATAATGAAGATCAAAGATCATTACTGTTTCCTTTTCAAAATAAGACACTTGCCGGTTTGACAAAAGCGAATTATAAATTTAAAAGAGGTTTTACAGTAGCCCTTTCTGGTACTTCCCAAACTATCTCGGCTCCGAATTCTGATGAATTGTTTTATCCAGCAATTGATGGAGTTATTACCCCAGCTACTATAGATGCAAACTATTTGGTTTTTTGTAATGAAAAAGATTCATCTGGAGATAATGAGCAAGGAGATTATCTTGAATTTAGTAATACTTCGGGTTCTCAAATGTTCGATGGCAGATCGATGACATTGAGTGGCGGCGGAGATACACTAGAAATTGAAACAGCTACAACGGGAACCGGTGCCTACGAATCGCCTTCTTATTCGGGTACAGACATATATGTTTATGCTACAATGTTGTATAAATCGGTTGATGGAGCGAGTGTATCGAATGGGGGACTCGGGAAAAAAACTTTAGTTTCAGGAAATGTTACAGTTGCTAATGTGGTAACAGCTTCATCAAATACGGTTCAAGCAGATTCTGGTCAAATTCATTTGGGAATTGACATGAATACTGAACCCGGTGTAACTAATAGTTTAGAAATAGCAGACATTAAGAATCTGGTTGCGGTTGTAACTTCTTTATCTGCAACGAAAGAAGTTACAAATGCTATGTTATCTGCGGCTATGTCTGATACTGCAAATGCTCATAATATAACTAATAATTTTATATTTGATAATGGTCAAAAAGACAATTATTATGACTATGGAACTATAACTTTAAAAACCGGAGAACTAAAACCAAGTGGTCAAGTAGTAGCAATAGTTGATTATTATAATCATTCAGGACGAGGTCCGTTTATAGTTGATTCTTATACTTTTTCTGGTTCTGGTAATACATTATATGCTGATATTCCAACATTTACAAGTCCAACAACTGGCACAAAAGTTGAACTAAGAGATATGATTGATTTTAGACCTAAAAGATTGGGATTTGAAACATCTGATGGAACTAATTCACAAAATAATGATATTACAGCAACATCAAATGTGTTCAATGAAAAAGCATTTCCTGATTATGATTATACATTTGATGCAAATTATCAATATTATGTTTCAAGAAAAGATAAAATTGTATTGAATAGAGATAAAACGTTTGATGTACTTGAAGGGGTATCTGATAAATTTCCACAATTGCCTGCAGATGATGATGATGCAATGACATTGTATAATCTTGAAGTACCAGCATATACTTTTAATTCAGATGACATAAAAGTAAATTATGTTGAAAATAAGAGATTTACGATGAGAGATGTTGGTAAACTTGAAAGAAGACTTGAAAATCTTGAATATTATGTTTCTCTTAGCTTATTAGAGAAAGAAGCTGATGGATTAGTCATTACTGATGCTAATAATAATGATCGATTTAAAAATGGAATTCTTGTAGATCCATTTGCAGGACATAGTGTTGGAGATGTTTTTAATGATGATTATGCTATGTCAATTGATTTTGATAAGAAACATTTAAGACCGACTTTTAGTTCAGATTTACATCCATTAAATTTTAATGCAAATTCTGATGGTGGGACTGCTTTTTCAACTTTAGAAAATAATTCTGGTATATTAACCCTGCCGTTTGCATCAAATACGTTTATACAAATGCCTCTTACGGGGTCGAATGATGGTAAAAATGTTCAAAAGACTTTTCAAATAAATCCATTCTCTGTTCAGAATTATATGGGTCAAATGAAATTAGATCCATATGGAGATATGTGGTATGATCAAAGCAGTCAAGTACAAGTAAAGGTTAATGTTGAAGGACAATATGACAATTGGGCTTCTGAAATTTTAACAAATAAAGGACATGGTACTCATTGGAATGATTGGGAAGAAATTTGGTCTGGATCCCAAGTCAATAACGATGTTAAAGAAGGTATAAGAGATACGGGTGATTCGGGAAATAATGATAGAAGAGCAAAAACAACGAACCAAACTAAAACATTGACCGGATTGAGTTCAGGAAGTGTACCAGAAAAAATAGTTAAGTCTGTTGGAAATAAAACAGTCAATTTAAGCATAGTTCCAAAAGTAAGAGAACAATCAATAATTTTTACTGCCAAGGGATTGAAACCAAATAAAAATCTTTATACCTATTTCGCTGATAGCAATATGTCGTCTAATGTGAAACAGGCCTCGGTTGTGAGTTTGTCAAATGTAAGCTCATCTAACGTATTTAGAACTACTGTGGGTAATTTTGAACAAGTTGCAGTTCAGGGTTCTGGAGAAGGTGCGGGTAATACTGCTAAAGTTATTTACATGAGTGATAGAAATATTCAAAACACTTGTACTGTTTTACTTACAGATATGTCAGCCCAAACTGCTTTTACTGTTGGATCCGTAATTCAAGGAGACGATACAAAAGCAAACGGTGCTATTACTGCAATTGTAAATTATAATTTTGAAGATTCATTTTTAACAGTTTCTTCTGAAGGCGTTGTAGGGGGGGTTTTTAATGTTCCTCCTAATAAGTTTACAGGTGGACAAAATATTTTTAGAGTGACAGATGATCCTGACAATATTCCTGCTGTTACGACATCAGTTGCAGAAGAAGTATTTCATTCATCAGGAGTACTTGATTCTAAAAATGAATTGGGTCTCGTTTCTCCCAGACCTCTCATTTCTAGACGAGAAAATATTAAAGAAGAAAGAGTTACAAGAGCAACTTCTGATGGAAGGCAGTCGAAGTCTGCGGATTATATGAATCCTATGGCACAAACTTTCTTTATTGACAAAAATCAATATCCTACAGGACTTTTTGTTGATTCTGTAACCTTATTTTTTAATAAAAAATCCACATCAGTAGGAAATAAACCTCCTGTAAATGTACAACTCAGACCTATGATTAATGGAATGCCAAGCACATCCTTGATTATACCAGGAAGTGAAGTTATTTTGAATCCTGGAAAAATTACTGCAAATACAAGTACTCCAGTAGCAAATACTAGTGGAGGATTTCCTGACGGCTTTTTAGGAAACTCTTATAGTGCAAATAAAAGTGATACGGATAAAGGCACAAGAACAATGTTTAAATTTGATCATCCTATTTTTCTTGCTCCAGACGAATATGCAATTTGCGTAACAACTAATAGTAGTGCATATAAACTTTATGGTTTTGAGTATGGTGCTTATCATACTGGAACTTCTAAAAAAATAACAAAACAGCCATATGTTGGAAGTTTTTTCAAGCCCACAAATGTAGGAACTTGGACTGAAGTAACAGATCAGGGTTTAATGTTTCAATTGGATAGATGCGAGTTTATATCATCGAATGCATATGTTAGATTAGATAATTCTGATGTTTCAAGTGGAAACGCAAGTTCAAATACAACTATAGATACTTTTAAAGTAGCGACAGAAAGTATTAATTTTGCAAATACTTATACGAGTTTTAATTATTATGCGACAGATTTAGCAGGAACAGAAAAGGGTTCTAATATAAAATTTAAAGAAAATAAAAATATTGATTTCAAAACACAAAAGCAAATTACATATCCACAAGCCGCAAATAATAGTTTTACAATTAATGCTTATTTTGAAACTGCAAATACTTTAATATCTCCAATACTAGATGATCAAAGAACAGGTGTTATTACTATTGAAAATATTATTAACAATGGAAGTTTATCAAATTCTGATATTGTTGTGTCTAATTTTGGTACTGGTTATTTTAGTGCAGAAGTTGGAAATACAACAAGCAATGTGGCATCAGAAGGTAATACAAGTGTATTTGTAGTATCTGATCCTGATATTGGTTCAAATACTGCAACAATAGCCGCTAATGTTCATGCAAATAGTATTATCAATCAAGTTTCAGTTAAACATGGTGGTTCGGGATATATTTCCACACCAACTGTTACTGTGGTTGATGGCGGAACTTCTTCTAGTGGCGATGCTGTACGAGGTGCAGATGCAGTTGTTAGTATTGTTGGTGAAGGTGCTAACAGTACTGTAAATGTTCAAACAACTAATGTAGCATCATTTTCTTCTGGTGGTAATTTAACATCTAGGTATATTTCAAGGCGAGTAACATTAGAAGAGAGTTTTGATGCAACAGACCTTAAAGTATATATGGATGCATATAAGCCCAGAGGGTCTAACATTCATGTTTATTATAAAGTTCTTTCTAGTGATGATTCCGAGCCCTTTGATGAAAAAGCATGGTATCTTATGGAACAGCAAACCGCAAGTACCACCTATTCTTTAAATGAGAACGACTTTAAACGACTTGAATTTAAAACTATAGATGAAAAAATTACTTATGTAGCTGGCAGTGGTGCAACATATGAAAAATTTAGAACGTTTTCAGTTAAATTGGTTATGACTTTAGATAGAGTAGCACAAGATTCTTTTATAGGAATACCTAAAATAGTCAGTTTACGTGCAATTGCTCTTGATAGTGAAGGAACACCTTGATAGTAAAAACAGACGATCCAAGGTATCATAGAGACATGTATTCTAATGCTCTTATTGCAACAGATCAACAGGCTTTATTAAAACATAGACAAAAAATATCACAAACAAATACGATAATGTCTAATGAAAATGAAATAAATAATTTAAGATATGAAATAAATAATATGAAGAAGGATGTAAACAAAATTTTAGAATTGTTAAGTAAGGAAAAAGATGGCAATATCTGATAGCAGTATTACTGAAGTAGCACTAGTTAATACTTTTGAAGCATGGCGTACAAAAACGAATCAAATCATCACAGTATTGAATGAACAATCAGATGATGACCCTGTTACTTCTTTACTTTCTGCTGATGCCGATGGTGGACTAACGATCAATACAATTTCTGCAGATATTGTTACGGGTGCAAGTGTAACTGGTTCCTCATTAACATTTACAGGAGGTACTGTAGATTTTACTGGAGCAAGTATTACTGATTTGGGAACTGCTGAAAAATTTGCATTAGTTGAAGGCTCTGGAGCGACTATTACTGGTTCTAGTCCTGATAGTAAAATCGAAAGAGCCCAAATAAATGAATGTGAAATAAATTTAAATGGTGCGGCTCTCAATGCAAATGGAGCATCTACAATTGATTTTAATTTAGCAACGATTTCTAATTTAGGAACTGTTGAACTGGTTACTATTAATGGAGGAACGATTAATGATGCAAATGTAAACATCACAGATGGTTCTGGTGCAAGATTTATTACAGTATCTTCTGCGGGTCCTCACATATTTACTGGTGCATCCTTTAATAATGGAACATATAATACTCCAACTACAATCGGAGGACTTACGCATTCTGCAAATATATCTGTTAACACGGCTTCTGCCCTTGTAGCTAATATTGGTCCTATTTTTGGTGCAGATGTGGGCAATGCAAATGTTGCTATTGGTAATTTTCCAGAATATACAACAACTCCAATTTCTCCAACTTCATCTAAAGGAAGACTGCATATAAGAACAGATTTTGCGGCAGGATCGCAGTCTGCGACTGCAGTTGAGGCGGCCGCGGATGATATGGTGTTAGAAGGCAATACTGCAGTTGGTATGACATTACTTGCAAATACTGTCTCAAATAGTACTATTGCATTTGGTACTGTTGGTGATACTGATGTCGGAAAACTTGAATATGACCATTCAACAGATGTTATGCATATTGTTACCTCTGGAGCCAATACAGTTGTGGTTGGTCCTGGAAATGGTGGTTATATGCAAATTGTTGGGGGAGACACAGTTGGATCTCAAGAAGGTAAATTACATGTAAATGTAGGAACGACTGATGGCACCACAGGAATTTGGGTGGACTTAAATGATGCTGATCAACAAGGAATGCGTATTGATGCGAATTCACATGTAGTAGGTGTGGGCATGTCTGCCAATGTTTTTGAGATTCATGCTAATACGACTGGCACGGCGCATGTGATGACATTAATTCATGGATTGGGAACAGGAACTTCTCATGACTTGACAGGTTCTATGCTTGCTATAACAGATAATAATAGTTCTACCGAGAGTAGATCAGTTGTTGATATATTACAACATGCATCAGGCGCTAGTGGAACTATAGGATTAAAAGTTACAGCAGAAGGAGGAGCGGGTATTTCTGTTGAACAGAATGCAGATAAAACAGGATTACTTGTTTCAGCCTCTGGTAGTGTTTCAGCAGGAACAAAAGTTGTTCAATTTGCAAATTCAACCGCTGATATGGTTGGCTTCCTAGCGAACGGATCAATTTCTGTTGGCGCTGGGGGTTTTATTTCCTCGCAACATCCTACTACCTCAATTTTTCTATTAGGAGTAAGAGATACTTCTGGAACAGTTGTAAACACCAACTAAGATAAAAATGGCAAAACCTAGTACAAGAGAAGAATTAAAACAATATTGTCTTAGAACATTGGGACAACCAGTTATTGAAATAAATGTAGAAGATGATCAACTGGAAGATCGAATGGATGAAGGACTGCAGTTTTTTCAAGAATATCATTTTGATGGTGTTGAAAGAATGTATAACGTACATCAAATTACTGGCTCAACTGTTAAAATTATTTCTGGAACAGGATTTACTGTTGGTGAGACAATAACTGGTGAAACATCAAATGCAACTGCAACTGTAGTTTCTGCAAATTCCACTACTATAACATTCAAAACACATAAAGATACGAATGGAATTTCAAATAATGATGTTACATCTAGTTTTTCGAATGCTGAAAACATAACTGGAAGTTCAAGTGGAACGACTGCAGTAGCCGATACTGATGATTCATTAGTTACGTTTGGTGATATGGATAATCATTATATTACATTAAATGATTCCATAATTGGTGTTACGGGTATTTTTGATATACAAGATACTGGTGGAGGACAAACATCAAGTGACTTGTTTTCATTTAGATATCAATTTCATTTAAATGAAATGCCTTATCTTACTGCTACTTCTATAATAAATTATAAAATGTCAATGCAACATTTACAATTGTTGAATGACATGTTCGTAGGAAAAAAACCCCTACGATTTAATAGACATCAAAATCGATTATATATAGATTTAGATTGGAATGCTGATGATCTTAATGTCGATGAATATATTGTAGTAGAAGCATATAGAATAATTGATCCCGCAACATTTACAGATGTATATAATGATATGTTTTTAAAAAGATATGTTACAGCCCTTTTTAAAAGACAATGGGGTGCTAATTTAATAAAATATGAAGGTGTACAACTTCCAGGAGGAACGACATTAAATGGAAGAACACTATTTGAAGAAGCAATAACAGAATTAAGAGAAACAGAAGAACAAGCATCTCTTAAATTCGAATTACCAGTTGACTTTATGGTTGGTCCGGGATAATGCCTACTAATTCTTATTTTAATCATCTTGAAAATACCGCAGAACAAAATTTGCACCAAGACCTTATTATCGAATCGATAAAAACTTTTGGTGTAGATAACTATTATCTTCCAAGACAATACATGAATGAAGATATACTTTATGGTGAAGATACAATATCTCAATTTAGTAAATCGCATTTAATTGAAATGTATGTTAAATCTGTTGATGGTTTTGAAGGAGAAGGCGATTTTGTTTCAAGATTTGGATTAGAAATAAGAGATCAAGTAATTTTTTCTGTGGCTAGAAGACGATGGGAAAATTTAGATACTGGTTATGATAGGCCAAGAGAAGGCGATGTAATATTTTTTCCATTGAATAAAAAATTATATGAAGTTAGATTTGTTGAACATGAAT